GCAAATCGAGGAGTCGACCCACAAGATCCACGTGGCGCCACTGCTCGATCGTCTCGCCGATGCTCTCACGACGTCGTACCTCACGCCGACGCTCTCGGCCATGGGCGTCGCCGATCCCGAGCGATACATCCTCGCGTTCAACACCACGGAGATCATCAGCAGGCCCAACCAGTTCGAGGAACTGACCAGCCTGTTCAACAACGCCGTGATCAGCGAGGACTACTACCGCAACGAGCTGGGCATCCCGGACGACGCCATCCCCGGCGAGGAAGAACAGCTCCGGCGCACCGCCATCAGCATCATCACGCAGGCTCCGTCGCTGCTTGAGGTCATCCCGCAGCTCGGGGAGATCCTGGGCTTCGACGTACCCGATCAGGCGGGCAGCACCCCGGAGGTCACCGGAGGCCAGCAGGCTGAGACGACCGAGGAGCCCCGGGCACTGCCGGAGCGCAGCACTACCCCGGACAACGGTCTGGTGGCTGCGGCCGAACTCATGGTGTACGACGCGCTCTCCCGCGCGGGCGGGCGCCTGCTGACGCGCGAGCATCGTGGGCAGTACGGAAGCTTGCCGAAGCATGAGATGCACACGCGCGTCGACGGATCGGGCAGGGCCGGTGAACTCCTGGAGGGCTCGTTCCAGTTCGCCGAACCGGTCGCGCATCAGCTCGGGGTGGATGCGGACGGGCTGCGCCGCCTCCTCGTCGGCTACTGCTCGGACCTCATCACCTCGCGCAGGCTGCACAACCGTGAGGAGCTGTCGGCATGGCTGAGCCGGTAGACCCGCTGCTCCCCGCACGTCTGCGCCGACTGGCAACGTTCACGCGCGCGGAAGGCCGCATCCGTTCGGCATGGTGGCGGGCGCTGACCCGCTTCCTCGACTTCCTGCGCCCGCGGGTGATGCAGCCCTACCGGGACTCGGGCGGTGTCGTACCTCCGCAGCCCTCCTACCTCCCCGACTCCTCGATGTGGTCGAACCTGGTCGACGAGGAAGTCCGGCCGGTGCTGGAGGAGACGATGCGGACGACCTACCGGGAGGTAGGAGGCGACAGCCGCTTCAGCGATGACCCGTTCGTTCAGCGCTACCTGCAGGACGCCACAGCCAGGATGCGGAACCTCCCGATTGAGGTGTACGCCGACATCACCCGCATTCTCTCGAACGGCCTGGACGACGGCTTGAGCGTCCCCGACATTGCTGCGCAGATCGAGCAGCGGCTGACGGCTTCGGGCAGCGACTACTGGCCGAACCGTGCGACGACGGTGGCGCGCACCGAAGCCATCGGTGCCAGCAACGCCGGGGCGTACGCGGCGGCTCTGTCGGACCCCACGCCCGGGATGAGCAAGACGTGGATTGCCACGATGGATACGCGCACACGCCCGGCTCACAGGGAGGCTGACCGACAGGCTGTCCCCGTCGGTACGCCGTTCGTCGTCGACGGGCAGCCTCTCGACTTCCCCGGAGACCCCCGGGGCTCTGCGGGCAATGTGATCAACTGCCGGTGCTCGCTGTTGATCACAGCACCGGGTGAAGAGCTTGACTGGACGGACAGGCAGACCCCTGAAAGGAACTCCAATGGCTAGGACATGGACGGCCGTGCTGGCCCGTCTCGGTCTTCCCACGGGTGACGGGCGTCTGCTCGCCCCCGGCGGGATCACCAACCGCGATCTCCCTCTGCCGCTGATGTGGCAGGACCGCACCACCGACGGGCACGGCGGGTCGTACACCGTCGGGCGTATCGAGAGCATCCAGTTCCACCCCGACATGGTCACCGCCACGGGCACGCTGCTCGACACCCCCGAAGCCGACCAGGCTTTCGCGATGATCGAAGCTGGCGTGACCGGACCGAGCGTCGACCTGGACGATCTCGACTACCAGATGGACGACGGTGAGCTGATCATCGTCACGGCCGGCCGCATCGCTGGTGCCACGCTCGTCCCCATCCCGGCATTCGCTGAGGTGTCGATCGCGATGTCCCAGCAGGCTCCAGCTCTGGTGGCGGCGGTGCGCACCTCCGGCTGGTCCGACATGCCGATCAGCGACGCCACGTCGTGGGACGGCGATGCCGCCGCCAACCGTGTTGCTGCGTGGGCTGGTGTCGACGGAGAAGACGGGGACTGGGGCAAGTACGCCCGCGCCTTCCTCCTCAAGCGCGATGACGCCGACCCTGAGACCAGGGGTGCCTACGGCTTCGGCATCGCCGACGTGTCCGACGGACAGCTCGTCATCAACCCCGCAGGAGTCTCCGCAGCCGCCGCAGCGGTGCAGGGCGCCCGTGGAGGAGCCAACATCTCAGACGCTGAAGCATCTTCCATCCGCTCCGTCCTGTCGGGGATCTATGCGCGCATGGACAAGACTGCACCCTGGGATGAGGAAGAGGCCAGCCTCGCAGCCAGCGCCGCATTCGCACGCAAGCCCCCGCTTGAGTGGTTCGCTAACCCCATGCTGACCGGGCCGACCCCGCTGACCATCACGGACGACGGCAGGGTGTTCGGGCACTGTGCTACCTGGGGCGTCTGCCACGTCGGACTGCCCGGCTGCGTCACCGCCCCCTACAGCCAGACGGAGTACGCCTACTTCCTCACCGGCGCGGAGGAGACCAGCGACGGAGTGACCGTCCCCGTCGGCAAGCTGACCGTCGGCGGAGGCCACGCAGACCCGGACGCCGGGTTCGTCGCAGCGGCCGAGCACTACGACAACATCGGCACGGCCGTGGCATCCGTCAACGCCGGTGAGGACGAGCACGGCATCTGGGTTGCCGGCTACGTGCTGCCCGGGGCGACGGAGAAGCAGGTGGACGAACTCAGGCGTTCGCCGCTGTCCGGGGACTGGCGGAGCATCGGCGGCAACCTCGAACTCATCGCTGCGCACGCCGTCAACGTCCCGGGGTTCCCCGTGCCGCGCGCACGCGTGAAGTTCTCACTGGGCCAGCAGCGCTCACTCATCGGCCACTTCAAGGTGGTTCCCAAGGAGCCTGAGGCTGCAGTCGATAGGAGTTCGGAGGCACGGGCGAGGTTCGCCTGGTCGCAGAGGAAGGGACGCTAGGTATGGGTGTACTCGTGAGGTAGGATTGCCTCATGCGTACACCCATTGACCCCATGATCCGGTTCATGCGACACGTCGACAAAACGAAAACCTGTTGGCTGTGGACGGGTACGACTGTCGGGACACGCGGCAGATACGGAAGTTTCCGGTCCACCACCAGGGCAAGCGACCCCAAGGAGTACGCACACCGTTGGATCTACCAGAAGATGGTGGGGCCTATCCCCAAGGGTATGGAGATAGACCACATCTGCCGCAACCGACTGTGTGTAAACCCCGACCATTTGGAGGTTGTGGACCACGCCGAAAACATGCGCCGGGCCCGCTTGGCGACGTGTAGGGCGGGTCTTCACGACCTCACAGATCCCAGCAACATTCGTTGGGACGAACAGGGACGTCGGCGCGGCTGTAAGCGGTGTTGGCTGGACCGAGCACGAGAGCGCTACCAACAAAGGAAGTGATTCCGATCGGCTGCAACTGCGGGAGCAAGGGAAGCTCGGCTCTCTACAACGTAGAGGTCCGCTTCAAGGACGGCTCGACCGAGGTCTACAAGGACCGCGCGTCAGCTCGCATCGCCATGTCGGCGAAGAAGATGACGGGGTCGATGCGGCAGGTGTCCGCCAAGACCCACCCCGTCACCGCATGATCCAAGGATCCGGCCCCAGTCCAAGCGCTACACTGGGGCCATGGAGAAATTTGATCCCCCGATGGTTCGTTTCCTGCGCTCAGTGGACAAGCAGCCTGAGGGTTGTTGGGTGTGGACAGGGACTAACTCGGGACACAAGAAGCCCTACGGGAACATTCGCGTACACAACTCGGAGGGGTCCCCGGTTCGTGTGAAGGCGCACAGGTGGGCCTACGAGCAGTTCGTAGGGCCCATCCCCGAAGGACTGACGATTGACCACCTGTGTCGCAACACCCTATGTGTGAACCCCGAACACCTGGAGCCAGTGACGCACGCAGAGAATTGCAGGCGTCGTCCCTTGCAGACGGGCCCTCGCCCCCACCTCAACGGGCTGTGCCAACGGGGGCTGCACAGCTTGCTGGACCCGGACAATGTCCGCTGGAAGTACGGGAAGCGCGCCGGGTGCCTCGCCTGCTACACCGAAGCCCGTAAGTCGAAGCGCAAACAACAACCTAAGCCTTAGATTCGAAACCAACAGGCTCTGCTAGCCTTGGCCTCAGCCGGTGGGATGGCTGTGGGCCTCCGCTAGTAGAGCTTTTTGTTTCCCTCCATGAGACAGGAGACGGGCGATGCCCGAGAACGAGACCCCGCAGCCCTTCGATGCTGCATCCCTCACCGACGACGAGCTGAACGCCGAGCACGCTCGGATCCAGGCGCGCGGCGGGGAGCTGTCCGCCAAGGCGGAGTTTGCCGATGGTGAGGCTGACGAGCTGGCCGAGCTGGCCGCCCGCGCCGATGCTGTCCAGGCAGAGCTGACCGCCCGCGAGGAGAAGGCTGCTGCCACCGCTGCCGCCCGAGAGAAGTTCGCCGCCAAGCCGGTCACCGAGGACAAGCCGGAGCCGGTCGAGCCGACCAAGGTTGAGACTGCTGCCGAGGTCGCCGTGCCGTCGGTGTCCGAGATGAGCAAGCAGGCTCCGCAGATGCCCGTCACCCGCGAGACCGGCAAGGAGTTCAGCGTCTTCGTCTCGAACGACGCTGCGGGCTTCGCCGGCAAGCGTGCGGGCGAGGAGTTCGACGGACTCACCGAGGTTTCCGAAGCCCTCATCAAGTCGGCTCAGCAGTACGGACGCTCCGGTGGTGGCGTAGGTTCCCGCCACGCCATCGCGCAGTTCCAGCGGACCCGTAACACCGAGTTCGTTGTCGACCGCCCCGAGGACGGCAACCGCATCCTTCAGCACGCGCGCAGCGAGGCCCGCCTCAAGGGCGGCTCGCTCGCCAAGCAGTGGCAGTCGGACATCGACGCTGGCAAGTCGAGCCTGACGGCCGCCGCTGGCTGGTGTGCTCCCTCCGAGAACCGCTACGACGTCTGCTCGCTGTGGGGCTCCAACGTCGGCCTCCTCGACCTGCCGACCGTCACCGTGCGCCGTGGTGGCCTCAACTACACCAACGACCCGAGCTTCGCGGACATCTACGCGTCCGTCGTCTCGACGCTGGACAACAACTTCCTGACTGAGGCCGAGGTCGAGGCTGGTACCACCAAGGAGTGCATCCCGGTTCCGTGCCCCGACTTCGAGGACCGGCGTCTCGACGTCCTGGCGCTTTGCATCCAGGTCAGCTTCATGCAGGCGGTCGGCTACCCCGAGATCGTCAACGCGTGGGTCGATGGCCTCATGGAGGCCGAGGCGCAGACCATGAACCGCATCATCATCGCGGACATGATCGCGCGCGGCGGTACAGTCACCTCGTTCGGCGTGCTGGATGGTGGCAGCGACTCGTTCACCTCCGCCACGCTCGCCGCTGCGGAGCTTGCTGCTACTGACATCCGCTACCGCGAGGGCATGCCGCTCAACGCGACGATCGAGGTTGTGTACCCGTACTGGGTGCTCGCGCAGATCCGCGCTGACCTGTCGCGTCGTACCCGCGAGACTCTGGGCATGCTGTCCGTGACGGACTCGGAGATCGCGTCGCTGTTCTCCGCCCGCAACATCCGCGCGCAGTTCGTCCGTGGCTACCAGGACGGCCTCATCACCAACGGTGCGTCGACCGAGACGTTCCCGGGTGGCGACGCCACGGCGCCGTACCTGACGGACCTGCCCACCACGGTTGGCTTCATGGCCTACCCGGCGGGTTCTGTCGCGGTTGCCCGCCAGGACGTCGTGACCCTCACGAACGTGTACGACGCGGCCAGCAACTCGGCCAACACGTTCACCAAGCTGTTCGCGGAGGAGGGCTTCGCGCCCATCTACCCGTGCCCGGGTCTGCGCAACTACGACTACACCGGCTGTGTCGGTGGCGTCGTGGGCGCGGCTGAGCTGACCTGCACCGCCCCGCCCGCTGGGGTATAACCCTCCAACTGCCGGAGCGCTAGCAGCGTCCCGCTAGCGCTCCGGCTCTGAGAAGGAAGGGAGGGACAGCACGTGGCATCAATCCCGGGTCTCGTCAACCAGCTTGTCGAAGCCCCTACGCCGGGCAGGCTGCGCTACGGCCTGTTCAACGTTGCGACCAGCCAGAGCCTGGACATGCGCGGCATCGCTGCCGGTACCAGCTTCCTGGTAGATCACTGCGGCGGAGCCAGCGCGTACGACACCAACGGATGCGACCCCAACCCGGAGAAGCCGTTCGTTGAGGGCAGCGACCTTATCGAAGCTGAGCCTTTCTGGGTCGTCGCCAAGAAGCACTGCGGAACCGTCGGCCGCGATGCCAGCGAGATGGAAACCGCAGTCCGCACGCAGCTTCTGGCTGGCGAGCAGACTGTGGTGGAATCGGTCCTCTGGAACGGTGCGGGGCTGGCTGCTCACGCTCCGACCCTTGAGGGCTCCGGCGCCACCATCACCACCCCCACCGCCGCAGGTGCGGGCGCTGCGATCGCACATCTGGAATCGGTGGCGTACGGCGCAGCCTTCGGCTACGAAGGTGTTATCCACGTCAACCAGCGGGCCTACGCCGCACTCGCCTACTCCGGACTTCTCGTCCGGGACGGCAACGTCTGGCGCACGCAGCTCGGCACGGCGCTGAGCTTCGGCGCGGGCTACGCCATCACCGGCCCCGCCGGTATCGCTCCGGCTGACGGATTCGTGTGGGCGTTCATGACCGCGCCCGTCACGCTCCGGCGCTCGGAAGTGATGGTCCCGGACGTCACTCAGACGCTCGACCGCACGGCGAACCAGTGGAACGCCACGGCTGAGCGGGTCTACACCGTCACCTACGAATGCCCCGAGGTGTTCGCAGTCCAGGTACCCGTGGCTGCTCCGGCGGTCGCCACTGCTCCGGCGGTGCCGGCGTGATGGGGTGGGTGACGATCATACCGGCGACGGAGGATGAGCGGACCAAGCTGATCCGCACTCTCCAGGGTCTGGCTGAGGCCCCCGGGCACATCAGGTCCCAGCGTCCGAAGAAGGATCTGCTGGTCCCCGAGTACCTGGCCGACAAGTACCACGAAGCGAACAAGCCGAAGCCCCGCAGGAAGCGGGCGCCCAAGAGGGAAGAAGGTGAAGAGCAGTGACTCAGTGCGCGTCCCTGGCTCGTGGCGCCCGCATGCGGCTGACCCGGCTGGACGAGTGTGGCGCTCCCGTTACGGGAGACTGCTCGGTCGTCACGACGTCCGGTTTCGTGTCCGTCGGTATCACGCCGACCTACCGTGACCCGGACGAGATCGAGATCGTCAACGCCAACGGTGAGCTGTGCATCAACGACCGCACCTGCCCGCAGTTCAAGTACAACGAACTGGAGATGATCTTCTGCAACGTCGACCCCGACGCGTGGAACATCATCACGGGTGACGCTCTCGTCCTGAACGACGCGACCGTGCCGGAAGCTGTCGGCTTCCGCCAGTCCGGCACGGGTCTGTGCACGGCAAACTTCGCGCTGGAGATCTGGTCGAACGTGACCGGAGTCCCGTGTGACGCCACCGGCAACCGCCCCTATGGTTACTTCCTGTTCCCCTTCGTGGGCCAGGGCCAGGTGGGTGAGTGGACGTTCGAGAACGACGGACTCCAGCTCACGCTCAACGCCATCACCAAGGCTGACTCCCAGTGGGGTGTCGGTCCGTTCGACGTCCGGCTGGACGACACCGGCGTGGCCTCCCCGCTGCTCACCCCGATCGGCGAGGACGACCACATGCACTACGAGCTGTCGTACGCTCCCCTCCCCGATGCCGCTTGCGGCTGCACCGCCCTCCCGGTCACCCCGTAGCCAGGAGGAACCTGGGCCCCGTGGCGGACACGCTGCGGGGCCCTTGTTCGTAGGATGGAATCATGACAGAGCAGCCATGCCCCTGGCTTTTGAACACGAACTGCTGTCCGGACTGGGACAGCTACAGCCCCGAGCTGCAGGCGGACGCCACAGCGTGGGCGACGCACATCCTCTGGGCTCTGACCGGACGCAGGTTCGGACTGTGCGAGGTGGCGGTGCGCCCCTGCGGCGGCGGATGCTCGACCCACGGGGGCTACATGACGTACCCCGTAGCCCTGGACGGTGGCAGCGCGTCGGGCGGATGGTGGATGTACCCGTACACCGACGCATCCGGAGCCTGGCGGAACTGCGCGTGCTCCGGCTCGTG